TGGCGGTGGCGGTGGCGGTGGCGGTGGCGGTGGCGGTGACTCAGGGGGAGGTGGTACCTCGGGGTCAGGCTCAGGGACCCGCGCAAGCGCCATCCCAATAGCCGCCGACGATCCCGCAGCGCCCGTAGCGGGCCCCGACCAGATACTCTGCTCTCCCACCTGCACGAACGTAGTACGCGATACGGTATCGTTCACCCCGAGGGCTCCCGATGCATTAAGTCCGCACGCCCACAGAGTGCTGTCCGCCAAGGTCAGAAGCGTATGCCCGGCTCCAACGGAGAGCTCCATGACCCCCGTGGGATTCAGGAGTTTAGTGAACCCCGCAGCCTGGCCCGCCTGCAGATCGAGGCCATGGTGGATGCGCGAGGCGAGCCCGGCTCCGTAGGCGTACCCCTGGCAGATGCCGACCGCTGCCCCATTCTCAGCCTCCACCGCAGACCATCCCCGGAGGGGACTGACCTCACGGAACTCCGAGACAAACTCCCACACGGGCTCCCCATCGAACTGTCCGATGTTAGTCCCCATAGAGAGTAGCGCCTGATCCCCATCACGCACCCCGAACACGTGGGTGTAATGGGACCCATCCCCTGCGGGTGTCGTACTCATCTGCACCCACATCCACTCAACACCCCCAATGGGTACGAACCCGTCGTAGCTACTGACGTACCCCACCTTATCGTCGCACAGCACCGTTACGAACTTACTCGTAGCCCATATCCGCTTGGCCGGCGAGGGTAAATCGGCCTTCACGAACACTTGCGAAACCCGTAGCGGGGCTTTCAATCCGAGACATGGGTCCCCGGGTAACACCATATCGGCTCGCCCACCCGTAATAAACACATCCCCATCGGCGTCCATCACCACGGTGGTGTACGGACCACAGGCCACCTGCACAAAGGGCTTGGGGGTTATAGCCTTGAGTCCGGTGCTGGTCTGCTCGTAGAAGTCCCGCACGTAGGTAGCGTAGCTCGGGATATTGCCCCCCAGCCCTAACGCGTAGCTTGCCGTCCCCCACGTCACCAGCTCCTGTGTGCTCAATATCGCTGCCCCATGAGCCGACCCGACATCCAGACTTACTACCTGCGTAACAGGCTCGTAGGGAGGGTTCGCCGGTGTAAGGGTGGGGGTAAGCATCCCGGGCGGTAACGCCCCCATAACATTGTACCCCCATAACGCAGGGTACCCTACCTCGCCAGGCTCTCGGGGGACTGGCGGCGTACAGGCCAGCGCGCCCGGCATCTGGTAGAGCTGCGGCAACGTCCAAACGCCAGACCCCAGCTTTTTGGGGTCCAGCGGGAGCTGCCCAGAGATGTCCCCGCCGACGTAGCGCCGCATGGGATCAGGTCAAGGCTTCGTAGGAGGCCACAAAGGACACTCCGTTGGCCGCAGCGGCTGCTACCCAGATCGCATTCCCCTCCGTCGGGACTGACGTATCCACCAGGTAGATCGCCGTGGTCTTATCCACGATAACCAAGGTCGCCTGCGGCGGGATCACAATGGGGCCCGCCAGCGCCCGGAAGGTCGTCTCATCGGTCAGCCGCATCGACACAGCGACGGCGACCGGCTCCTCCGTGGAATTGCTGGCCAGAATGGAGTTCACCTTGTAGCTCGTACCCGACGGCGGCCCCGGAATGAGCTGCTCCGGTACGTCCGCAGAGATGGGCTTCACCCCCCGCGAGTGGGGGACAATACTGGTGATGTTGACAAAATTCGGTGCCGCCATGTGCCCTCCTACAGGCCAAAGACTATCGCATACACGATGGAGTCGTTACTGCGTCCCCCCATGGGGTCCTTCGGGTCCAGCGGTGCTACCTCGGTGGGTACCACCGGCACCTGCGTGATGTTGACCGCCGGCGTAATCGGGATGTAGTCGACGCCGCTCCAGGCCACCGTCACCCCGACACCGGGCCCAACTACCACCCCCTCAGATACATTGGCTCCACGGATACGGACCGGGCCTGTGCCAAAATTCATGACGGTGTAGTGCTTTGACGTGGCCGGGGCCGTAATCACCCGCTCCACCGTGTTCGACGCCGCCCAGCGGATCATGGCGTTCCGCGCCTGATTGCGTACCGCCACAGTATTAGAGAGCACCACATCCGCATCCGCGTTAAGCACCAGCGTGCCCGTGATTGCATCGTCCAACAACATCGTGATGGCATCGTTGATCGTCTCGCCCCAGATGCCAACCAAATCCCCCGTGGTGGGTAACGCCAGCCCCAGGTTGTCGGAAAAGTTTACAACGGCCATGTATCCTCCTACTGGATGCGGAGCAGTGCCGTCTCGGCGGTCTGCGGCGGCATGTTGATCGCCAAGGACATGTTGGTGGGTCGGCGGTTGCCTCCGAAGTCCAGCACAGCCACAGAGGCCCCACCACGCGTCTCATTATAAACGAGCGCGCCGCGCACAGTCGCATCCATCACAGGTATCGCTACGGACGCCACAGGGATGATCAACACCCCACGCTCCACATAGGCGGGCTGCGTCATGAGGTAAACCCCACCTGGCACGTACAGCGTATCCACCACCTCGCCCACCGTGGTGTAGCCCGTCGTCCGCGCATCCAGCGCGGCCTCCTCCGTGTAGAGCGCGAGCTTGAGCTGGTCCGGCGAGCCCCCCGCCAATACCTGCAGCCCGCTGGCCAACTCCAGCTTGAAACTATCGGTGAACCCCTGGATCATCATGCTCAACCTCACTCCCCGCGATACGGGGTGCGGTAATTATCCGTGCGCTGTGTGCCCTCCACGATGTTGCGGAGCATCAGCATGGCTTCCTTGTACTTGGCCTCGTACAGCTGCAGCAGGTCCTGTTCCCCCTTCATGTACGCGTAGGCTTCCACCAGCGTGCCGTAGAGCAACGCATCGCTGCTCTGCTCGCTCACCCAGGTCGTACCCGCCGTCACAATGGTCTCCGGGAACCGCGTGTATCGAGCCTTCCCCGTGAATGCCTGGGCCGGTGCCGGGCCAATGACGATCTGCAGGGGGCCACCATCCGCCGACGGATGGCGAAGCGCGTAAAACCTGGGCTCCCCCATGGTGGTGGGGTTCGGATATGCCTGCCGGATGTATGCCTCATCCTTCACCAACAAGTACCGATACACCCCCGTGGTATCCACCAAGGCCAAGGTATCCATCTCGATGAAATCTGCGGGTAGCGCATACTGTCCAACGCCCGGAGCCACCGGGATGTCCGTAGTGGTCTTGGTGGTCGTGAACCGTAACGCCTGGTATATCCGCAGCTCGGCCTGCTGGATGAACCGGTTGAGCTGATCCACGGACTCATCGGCCTCACCCCCCGCGCCCAAGAATTGCGGGAAGGTGTTGCCCAGGTACGACTGAACCGCAAGTCGGAGCTCGGTGTAATTCATGCTACCTCCACATGGCCGACCTGCCACTGCAGGTGTAGCCGGTTAGGCGTCAACCCAGGAATCATCCCGCCACCGACAGGGTTCCAGCCCCACTGGATGTCCATCATGTCACTCCGGTCAGGACGCGGATGCCGCAGCATCTCCGCATCAGCGACGAGAGCCTTCGGCGTATTCTGCGGATGATCCGCATCCCAACACTGCTTGCAGGCTCGCACACCCGTGCGCACCCGCGCTACCACCACAGGGCGCAGCTCGACGTAACGAACCTCGTCCCCGCACACGTCACATACGGCCCGAGCGTTCTTCCCCGAGGCGTATCGGGCCATTACCGATACCCTGCAGGGACGAACGGGATGAAGGTGGCATCGGCCTTCTCCCGGTCCTCATCGGCTGCCAGCTGGAACTGAGCCTCATACTCGGACTTCAGCAGGGACGCACGCTCCAGCTCAACCCCCGGTAGCTTCGACGCGAGCTTCCACGCCAGCCCGGAGATCATGGCTTCCAGGAAGCGGAACGGGATGTCCGCCGTACCGCCGCCATCCCCCATGTCCTGCATACGGCGTAAGCGCCACACCCGCATCTGATACCCCTTGTCAGGGACGGGCCACAGGACGACGCGAGGGGCTTGCACCCCCGTCGGCGTATCTGCCCCCGTGCGCCGATCCACCCACACCTGTGTGGGGATGCCTGGGGTGTTCTTGCTGGCAATGCCAGCGTACATGGATGCGCTTATCCGGGATACGGGGCGGTCCAACTGGTTCACCCCATCCCCGAGGCGAACACTAGCTTCCAGGACATCCACGGTGTTCAGGGGCAGATTGTACGCCGCCACCCCGGCCGCCAGCGTCAGCGCCACCTCATCAATGGTCCAGAGGTTCACCCCGCGATTGGCCCACTCGATGAGGAGCAAGTTCAAGCTGCGCCGGGCCGTAGCGAAGTGATACCCCGTCCGGGCCTCACTGCCGCACCGCTCAAAGGCTTCCTCGATGATGTCCGCGATGTCCAGATTGAACGCCGCCGTGCCCGTCGTGGTCATCGCTTGGCTTTCAGGGTTTTCTGCTTAGGCTTGGCTGGGAAGTGGTTAGCGGTCAGCGACTTGAACCCCGTGGCTCGCCCCTGCCGCATCGCACCCCCAACGTCGGCAAGGCGGCGGGAGTCTGCCCCCGCCACTTCCTGCGTCGTAGATGGGGCTCGCTTGAGCCCCGCAGACTTGCGCGCCATGTTACGACGCGGAGACCGCTACGCCAATCAGGATGCGCAGCCAGCTGGTGCCGTCCCAGATTGCCAGGCACGGACTGCCGCCAGCACCGTTCGAGACATAGATGAGCGTGTTCAGCGGGGCCTCAGCCGGCACCGTGGCCACCGTGTAAGCGGGTGGGGTCAGCGTCCCCTCGAAGCCATTATCAGACTTCACGGGACCGGAGAAAGATGTGCGCGCCATGATGTTTCCTCACATGCGAGTTAGGCGTAGTCGTCTGCATGTCGTCAGCCGGGCCTGTCGACTACACCGGTTGTCCCGGTACAGGAATCATACCACAGCTTTGCGGGCCTCCCAACCCTGCTTCTTACCGCACGATGGGCACCCCCGGCCTTTACGGAACTGCGCCGCGTACTGCGAGAACTCGCCGTGCTCAGGGCATACGCACCCCTCGATACGGACAAGCGCCCCGGCGTAGATCGCCTTGGAGAAGTCGTATTTTGCACGGACCTCAGCGGGGAATTTGGCCATCACGTTCTCGAAGGCGAGTGGTTTTTGCTCCATCGCGTTGCGGCGCATGTTCTCCTGCGCCCTGCGGAGGCCGTCGGCGGTGTACGTGCGCGGGCCTTTGGGTACTCCCTTCTGGGCTTCACTGATCTTGCGCCGTGTTTCCTCGTCGCGGGTCTTGCCCAGCCAGTGTCGCTCGGGCTTGGCCAGTTTTATCTGGCGCAACAGCTCCTTGGTCTCCTCGCTATGCCGGTGCCCCAGGCGTGGGTCCGCTTGCCGCAGGCGGGCGTCTCGCAGCTTCGCCTTGGTCTCCTCACTACGGGGCTTGCCGTGCATCGGGTGCGACTCCGCAGGGGCACCCTTCCACGGTGCCCCGTACTTCCGACCCACGTTGTAGCAGGCGTCCGTTCCCACCCAAGCATCAAGCCACTTATTCTCGGCTTCCTCAAGGGTCCGTGCCGGCTCTACCTCCTCCACCAGATGAAAGACGAATGCCCCCTCCCCCAGTCGATTCCACGCCTCTTGCAGCCCCGCACTATGGTGGCGGTTATCTCGCAGCCGGGCTCTGTGAGTCCGCACCCTCTCCGCATAGCTACCAGTGCTGCCAATGTAGAATTTGTTTTCTACCGTGTTGGTGATTTTATACACTCCGCGCTTCTTCATAGCGACCTCCTCTAAATGGAGATCACAGTATAGCTCAACCCCCAAAAAAAGGGGTGCGGAAACTAAAAACCCCGCCGAAGCGGGGTAAAAATCACGTAAGTCGTTGATTTTATTCAGGCACCCGGGCTGCCAAAAACGCCCAAGGCGTCAGACCAGCCGAACGAATACCGCTCGCGGGCCTTGTACTTCATATTCGCCGTGTCGAAATCCGTGCTATCGGAAGTCGTCAGCTTGGCGCGCACGAAGTGCTTGAGGCCGTTGGGCACATCGGTAGTGATGAAGAACGCGTTGGGGTCGGTCAGGAAGTTGTTGACCGTGTAGCCCTGCGGGATCACGCCGTTGGACTTGATGACGTTGATGTCATTGTCCGCCGTACCCACGCGCTTCTCCGTTTCCAGCAGACGCGTCGCGATGAACTGCAGCTGGGGCGGGATGATGAGCTTCTTCGGCTTGGCGGCGATCAGCAGACCGCGTTCGTCCGTCCACTGGGCGATCTGGATGACCGCGTTCTCCAGCGACGTTTCGTTGAGGTCAGCGCCCACCGACGGTCGGTTCGACACCGTACCACCGGACACCAGCGGGTGCGCCGTACTAAACAGGGCCACGCCGTCTCCGCCTTTGTAGTTGGAGTTGAAGCCATTGTTCAGCACCGCAGCGGCCTTGACCTGCTTGGTGTAGGCCATAGCACGAGCCAGCGCCTTGGTGTAGCGGGCCGCCAGCGAGTCGTACAGCTGATCTTCCACTGCCTCCTCGGTGATGGCAAAGCCAAGAGCGATGGTCTCGTGGGTGTAGCGGGCCGTCCACGCTTCCTGAGCGTGGTCATACTGGATGGCCGCGCCTTCGGTTTTGGTGGGAGCCGCGCCGAACCCGGCCAGCTTGGTTTCTTCTTCAAAGGAGCGGTCGGAAGTCTCCGTTTCGTAGATTTCCTTGTGCTCCTCGCCGTATCGCTTGTACTCCAGACCGAACAGGGCGTTCAGGCCAGGCACCAGCTCCTTGAGCAGTTGTGCGCGTGAAATTGCCATGATTCAGTCTCCTTACAGGCTGAGGGTTGCCATCAGGGTGTGGTTGTTGATCTTCACCAACACCTCCTGATACAGGGTACGGCCGTCGTCGTAGGCCGACTCCTTGACCACATCGACCACACGGAACACGTGGGTTGCGGTCGTGGCAATACCAGCGGAGTCCAGCCCCACCACTGAGGACTGGCGCGTCAGTGACGGCGTGCCGGACGTCTTGGCCTTGATGTTCTGGCCGACGGCGGTGTACGCCACGCCCGTGACATCGGTGCCCGACGTAGTAATCGCGGCGCGGAACAGGACCATCGGATCGTCGATCACGTAGGCCACGGCATCCGAAGCCACGGTACCAGACGGCCAGACTTGGCTGTGGACGAGGTGCTTGGTCACGGGGTCAGTGTATTCACAGCCCATGAAAATACCGGTGATACCGGTAGTCGATGCCGCCGTCGCAGTGGTCAGCACGCCCTTCACGATCTTCACCGGCTCGCCGAGAGCAATATTCTCGGCCAGACCGGAGGCAATCGGGTATTGGCGCATCGCCCCCGCATACGGCATACCATCGACACGGCCCACGGGACGGAACCCGTAGGGTGCATCAACTTTGGGATAAGCCATGGTTAGCTCCTTGAGTTTTTACGAACCTGAGCCGAACGACACTTCCTGGCGTGCTTCCTTGAACAGGGGCATGCGCGGGTCGCTCTGACTCATGAAATTGTTGTCTACAGCCTCCATCTGCTGACTGGCCTGGCGTGCGTAGAACGCATCGCGCTGACCCACCAGGTCGTGCGGAGTCTTGCAGAGCAACAGCCCACCTACTTCGATATGCTCCCTGAAACGCGACTGCGGATCGACGAGTATGCGGAACTTGGGCTGCTCCTCCAGCGTCACCGGCTCCCACCCCTCACGGAGTTTGGAGGAGATGTTGCGTGGATCAGCGGTGCCCAGCGTTGACACTCGTACCCAGCGGTACGTGTACCCAGGAACCATATCGGGCTCCGGCAGCAGATCAGGCTGTACCCACTGGCGCTGGCGAGCTTTGTTCTCGCGGGTGGTGGCGGCGCGGGGTGTGCGATCATCGGCCATTACGTTGCTCCTTTACGAACTCACGGACGTACTGCTCGGGGGTAATCCCCAGCTTGTTGATCAGGTTCATTTGGCTCTGTGACAGGCGCACTTTCTGCGGTGCGGTGCTACGAGAGGCCGATGCCACGACAGTCGAAGATTTGGTTCGCATGCCTCGTGACCCTTGCTCCCCGAAGGCTTCCGGGAAACGTTCGCGCACGGTTTTGTCCAGTGTCGCGTAATACTGGTCGGACCCCACTTCCACTCCATCGCCGCGCAGTTCATCGTGCACGCCGAGGGCAAATGCGGTCATACCCTTGTTCGTGCCGAACCACTGATTGCGTTCTTGCCACGCCAGTGCTTTGCGGTCCGGGCGGGGTGCTTGCGGTTCAACCTGCGCGCTTTGTACCACATTTTGTGGGTGTTGTGCAATGGGTGGGCGGAAATTCGCGATCTGCGCCATGCGGAGCTGCGCCTGCTGCATGGCCGTCTGCGCTTCCACCAGCGCGTCCGTATCTCCCGCATCGTAGGCGTCCTTGTACGCACGCTTGGCCTGCTCCATCTGCGTAGAGGCGGTCAGCTTAATCGCCTCCATATACTCCTTCAGCCCGGCCTGCACCGTACCCTTGAGCTGCTGGTTCTCCTGCAGGAGTCGCTGGGCTACATGGATGGCTTCCTGATGCTCACGAACGGCGGCTTCCTTCTCGCGTCGCTCGTCGTGCCAGACCTTGCGCATCTGCTTGAGGCGCTGCTTGACCAGATCATCGTACTTGTCAAGATCATCTTCCTCAAGTTCTTCCACCAACGGGCGGGGCATAGGCTCACGATTGCGGTCCTCCTGGGGTGTGTCGTCGTCGACCTCAATCTCGAACTCCGGGGTTGCGTCGGCCACCTGCCCCTGCGCGTTCTCGGCCTCGTCGGGAAATTTGTACTCGGTACTCATACGTCCTCCTTACTTGCGGGAAATGCCCCGAGGGTCCTGTACCACACCCTCTACGGTATCGTCGTTGATCAAGCGGAACTCACGGCCGTGGATCATCAAGCGGGAGCCTGAGTACGGGCGCACGAGGATAAAGTCCCCCTCCTTACACCACGCTCCAGACGGGAACCGTGTCGGGTCCTTGTAGCAATCAGGGCCGAGCTTGACCACGAACAGCACAGTGGTCAGTGCCTCCTCGTTCGAGATCGTCAAGTCAGACTTGATGATGCCGCTCTCGTAGGCCTTGTCCATCTCCGGTACAGCACACAGTATGCGGTAGCCCACGGGTTCCGGCAGCTGTCGTGCCTTCTCCTCGGCGGCGCTAGCGTCTGTAGCCAGCTTGGTTTCATCAGTCATCCGAAGTCTCCATATGTTGTTTGAGGTCTTGAATCACGGTGCATGCGGCCTCAAGACCCCGAATCTGGCCGCACGCAAACTTATACTCCTCGTAGGACACGCAGTGCCCGGCCGCAATCGCGTCGCGCAGGGTATCCATCCGCTCCTGGTACTCCTTCATCAGGTAGCTTGCCATATCCATCATTTACCTCCCTTGCTGAGTGCGTTCATGATCTGCTGCTGCGTCGCCTGGCTGGCCCGGGCGCTGCGCTCTTTCTCCTTGTCGTTCTTGTCGGACAGGTGTTTGAGGACATCCGCCCCCAGCTGCACGAGCATAGCTTCACGCCCCGCAGCGGTGGTTTTCTCGTCCGCCAGGGCCGCCATCGCCATGCGGCGGCCCTCCGTCTGGTGCTGCATGGCGATGCGCTCGCGCTCCAGCTGGATTTTCTGCTGTCCCAGCATGACGTCGGCCTGATCCTTCTGTTGCTTGCGTTGCTGCTCGGCCTGCTTGATCTGGACCTCCTGCATCTGCATCTGGACCATCGGGTCCTGCAGCTGCTGCTGGGCTTGTTGCTGCTGTATCTCCTGCGCGTTGTTCGCCAGTAGCTGCTTGGCGGCCTGCGCCAGCAGCGGAGCCAGGCGGGCTTCCACCTCTGGCTGCAGCACCACATCCTCCCCGGCTTCGTCTGACATCGGTGGCATGGGCATGCCCAGCTGTGCTTCGATCTGCCGGCGGTACAGGAACGCGATGTGCTCGTTGATGTGATTCATCGCGGTCTGCGAGATCATTTTCGCCATGGGGTTGTTGCCCAGCAGCTGCCCCATCTTCGGGTCCTGCAGGGCGGCCATATGCACGTCGATGTGGGCCTGATGGTCCTGGTGCAAAAAGGCTTTGACCGGCTTCATCATGAGGAAGTTCTGGTTCTCAGTTACCGGGTCCAGCGGGTTCGTGTCGTCGTCCATGGGCACCAGTTTGTCGGCGTCCTTGATACCCATCACTTCGAGCATCTGTCGGTTAAGCAGCGGCATGTTGAACACCTGCGGCGAGGTCTGCGCCATCTGGAACACGGCCTGCATCTGCACGATCTTCTGCGCCATGGTGGCCGCGTTGGGGTCGCTCACTGGGATGACATCGACATCTGCGTAGTCCTCCCGCCTGGCGAAGCGTGTGCCACTGTCCGGGTCATACTCGTACTCCGACGGGGCGTAGTCGGCGATGATCGCCTTGAGGAGCGCCAGCTCCTGCTTCATGGAGAAGTGGATGCGCGCCTGGATGGCCGTCATGTTTTTCAGCGTGCGCTCCAGGATGGCCAGGGTAGTCCCCACCGGAGCCTGCGAGCTCATGTCCGACAGGTTCAGGTCCGCCGTGTTCGCGAAGCGGCGGCCTTCCTCCACGATTTTCTCCATGAGGGCCGACAGCACCTGACTGGGCTCCTTGTACGGGAGCGGGAGCAGGTTGTCCCGCAGCGTGCCACTGGGCACGTCCACGTCGCGCCACTCCCCCGGTGCTATCGGGGTATCCACCCCCTTGACGCGCATACCTCGGGATTTGAACCCTCCCGGCAGATTAGACAGGGTGCCGGCATCCACGAGCTGTCGGATGAGACTGGTGCCGGATTTGGCGAATGCCCCAATGAGGTGGATAAGGCCGAAGGCATAGAACCCGAACCCCGGGATGTAGAAATAGTGCACGAAGTGCTGGCGCGGCGTATAGGTCTGGTCCTCCTCGACCCAGTTACGGCGTATGGCCAGCACCTGCCCTGTGCCCTTGTCGAGCGTTACGACGTAAGGGAGTGCGATGCCTGTGGGGCCGGTCTCATCCGTATGCTCGTAGCCCTTGAGGTCGAGGTACGTGTGGACCTCCAGCAATTTATGGCGGTCGTCCGTAGTCGCCCGCAGCCCCATACGCTCCGCGATGCGCTTCTCGATCTCGTCGACTGTCATGTCCGGGTCGCCCAAGTCCACGTCCCGGTAGAACCCACTGTACTGCAGCCGCTTCACCTCGTTGGCTGTTTTACGCATGACATGCGTCACCCGCTCTGCCGAGCGCAGGTCCGAGGCTCCGTAGGGCACCACCACGTCCTCGGCCGGCACGTACAGACTCACCTGCCGCTCCAGCTGCGGGTCGAAGTACACCTTCTTGAACGCATTGCCACTCAACCCCAGGCCCCACAGCATGCGTTCATGCTCGGGGCGGTACTCCGGCATGGCATCGGTGAGCTGGTGGTTCATATCCTCCTGCACCCGGGCAGCGGCTTCTTTCTTCGTCGGGGTCTCCCGGCCTATGATTTTGGTCCGCACCGGCCCTGCAGCGGGGAACGTCGCCATCATGGTCTCGGACTGGAATTTCACCAGCGCCTCAGCCAGCAGGGGGTGATACACCCCACACGCACCCTCCCAGGGTTCGCTGCGCTCCTCGATCTTGAGCCCCAGCAGCTCCAACCCATCGACGTATGTCTGTATCCAGTCTTTGCGGGAGGTGAGATCATCCTCCACGTCAGCCAGCAGCGTATCCGCCAGCGCCGCCAACGTGTCGTCATCCATATGCTCGGCCAGGTTCGTCTCGAAGGGCAGCATGGACTCCACCAGGGACTCGCCCAACTCGAACCCCATCTCCATCAGCTCGTCCGGGCTGACGTCCCCACCGACCAGCACCTCGGTGATAGCCTCTGCGATGCCGTCATCCGGCACCACCTCCACGACCAGGGCCTCCAGGTCTGCCGCATCAGACGGTATCTCGTCCGGTATCCCCTTGGGTGCTTGTCGGTGTGACTTGTCGATTGCCATCTCAAAACCCTTTCCGTTTCTGTTTCTTCAGTGTGGTGCGGTTAGTCGCCGGATTGTACGTGAAGTCACTTGTCGGGCGGCCTGTGGCTGCCTTTGCACGGTCCTTCGCCCGCTCCTCAGCCGTCATGGCGTCACGTCTGCGCCCCGCTGCGGTCAGCTCCTCGGAGTCTGCCTTCACATGCCCCCGCTTGCGTAGTATGGACAACGCTAATTGGCGGTCGCCGCCGACCTGGGCCGTCAGGCGATCCATCAGTGCGTTACGGCCCATATGCTTCTGCGTACTCATATCCGGTCCTCAGTAATAGGCGGCCTTGCGGGCGTACAGGTCCTCAGCCGCGTCCTCCGTGTGGTCCGAGTCCAGGGGCATGAGTCCCCCCTGGCGCACCCGCATGAGGCACAGCGTCAGGCAGTCCACATCATCGTCGTGCTCGCCGTTAGGGAACGCGGTCAGCTCCTCCACGACCTCCTCAGCCCACCGGGTCTCGGGAAACCACACCTGCCCACTGCTGATCATATCCGAGATGGCGTTGAGGCGGGCGAGTTTATCCTGCCCCTTGCCCGGACTGAACTCTGACACGAAGATGCCACTGCGCCGCAGCTCATCCACCAGCGGCTGCCCGCTGGCTTTGGTCTCGATGATGAGGCTATCGGGCTTCCAGTCGTTGACCTGCTGGTGGGCGATGCGTTTCAGGTTCGGAAAGTCCCACTTCCCCTTGGCCCGGTTGAGCAAGATGACGTTCGTCACCCCATCCTCCGTGGTCCAGATACCCCACGTCTGGCATGAGGAGAAGTCCGACCGCTGCTTGACCGTCAGTGCCGTATCCCACCCCTGCACGATGAACTCGCACGTCGGTGGTTTCGGGTCCGGCCACCACTTGATCATGTCCTTGTTGATGATCACCGCATCCTTCGATGTCGGTGCCTGCATGTACTGCGCGTTCCACTGCCACGCCGGCATGCTCGCCCGGGTACGCTGCAAGGCCTCCAGGCTCCACTGCTCAGGCCACAGGCTCCGCTCTACCTCTGGGAGCTCCTCGGGGGTGTAGTCGGGGTGCTCCGGGTTGGCGAGTGGGTTAGTCGCTGTGAGAATCGCCGGGAACTCAAAGACCTCGTACTGGTCCGCCTCGGGATTCATCGCCGCGTCCTTCACGACCCGCCCAATGATGTCCCGCTGATGCCAACGTGTGTGCAGCAAGGCAATGCGCCCCTCCGGCATCAGGCGTGTTCTGAGACCTGACAGGAACCACTCGTAGGCGGCATCGAACTGGGAAAAGTTCCCGGTCTTAATATCCTGCTCGTCGTGGGGGTCATCGACAATAATAAGGTTTGCCCCACGCCCTGCGATGGCACCCCCGGTGCCGACGGCGTACACCTCCCCGCCGAGGGTTGTGGCCCACTGCCCCGCGGCCTTGGAATCCTTGGCAATACGGGTTTTTGGGAACAGCACCTGGTACTCGGAGGACTGGATAATGTTGCGCACCTTCCGGGCCATCAATACCGCAAGATCGGCCGTATTGGAGGCGATAATCATCTTGTGCTCCGGGTGTTTTCCGAGATACCACGCCGGGTAATACACCGAAATCATCTGCGATTTCCCAAAACGCGGGGCCACAGACACGGCAATTCGGTCTTTCTCCCCCGATTCGACCTGCATGAGGAGCCCCCCGAGGCGTTTTAAGTGCGCACCGAACTTATAGGTTGGGTCCAGGGCCGCAATGAACGCCAAAAAGTCGTCCTGGCACAGGCGCTGACGCCTCCTGGACTCCAACTCATCCAGCAATGCCAGCGTTGCCGCTTTTTCCTCGTGCGACATGTGCGGAAGGCGGGACAACAGGGCCTGTAGCGCGGTGTAGTCCATCAGCTTACGGCATTCGGGGGCGTCAGGTCCGGCATGATAGCCTCCGCAGCCTGCTCACGCGAGTATTCCCCTTCCATAGCATTGACAATCCGCTCCCGCAAGAGCTGTTCCAGCTCCTCCGTAGGTCTATGGCGCAGCGTGACCTCGGTTTTATCCGTGAATAGCCCCACATCCGAGATTTTCCCGAGCAACTCGTAGCACCGCAGGCGTATGCGGGGGTCCGCATTCGTACTGTCCTCGATCAACCGGTTCGTCACGTAGTTGCGCAGCTGCACCGCCGACTCCACCACGGCATGGTCGTACTCAGACAGGATCGCTTTGATGTGCACCACCGTGCCCGGAGCCGATAGCACTGTCTCCGTCGGGGCCAGGGTTTGGGCAAAGATCGCACGGGCCGCCGTTTTATCCTCCTCCGTCACAGGTACCCCATCCGGGAACTCTGTCTGGGCCAATACATCCAGCGTAGCGAAGGCTGCATCAACCCGCTCACGCAGGTCTGCATACGTCGGCGGATAGTCCGCCATCGGCACGTCGTCCTCAATGTCCGGGCATTGCATGTTTGTGTGCAGGAGTACCCCAAGATGGACGCACTATAGCATAGGTACCATCGACGGGGGGTGTTCCTGTATTTGGGTGTGCAGGCGAGCAGGCGCGCTTTTGGTGGGGGTACCCCCTCTGCACCTCACCACGCCTCACCACGCCTCACCACGCC